AAGTTTTTATTAAAACAGATGATCAAAAAGTAGCAATGCCAGTTGGCGAATATATACTTGAAGATGGTCGATTGTTAGTTGTAGAAGAAGAAGGAATCATTGGAGATGTTAGAGAAGTATCTGATGAAGTTCCTGCTAAAGAAGATGAAGAAATATCTGAAGATTTAGAAGAAAAAGAAGAAGAAAAAGAAATGGCTGAAGTAGGTGATTGGGAAGGTATGGAAAAAAGAATCCAAAACCTTGAAGATGCTATTGCTGATCTTAAAGCTGACAAAGAAGGTAAAATGGAAAAAGATGGTGAAGAAGAAATGGCAATAGAAAAACCATTAAAATCAAGAACTGTTAAAGAAGAATTTTCTGCACCAGCTACAACACCAATAAGACACAATCCAGAACAAAAATCAGCTCCATCTAATAAAGGATTTAATATTTCTGCAAACAGAGTACCTACAGTTTTAGACAGAGTTTTATCAAGATTAAATAATAACTAATAAATAAATAATAAAAAAATGAGCGCATACAAATATTTATCAAATGATGAAGTTCGCAACCAAGTTGCACAATCTTACTACACAGCGACAGGTGATATTTCTGAATCAGATTTAGGAAATGACCATAACGTTGCAGTAGATGCATTAACTATTGGTATTCCATTAATTACTTCAGGTAATTTAGGAAGCACAATATTTTTTAGAAACACAGGTGCTGATGCCGCTGTTAAATTAGTAATTTCTCCAAAAGCTACTAATAAAATTATTGGAAGTATGACACAAGCTGCAGCAGTATTTTCAGCTTCAGGTGTATTAGACAAAGATTTAGAAAACACAAAAGCAACAGCTTTAAAAGGTGACTGGGTAGCACTTAGGGCAGTATCATTAACAGAATGGTATATCATAGGTGGACAAGGAATCTGGATATCAGAATCATAATTAATAATAAATAAAAAAAAATAAAAATGAGTAATTTAAGAAACGTACATCTTGCAACTGCAGTCAACGTTACAACGTCATATTCTGGAGAATTTTCTGGAATTTATATAGCGGCTGCGCTTCTTTCGGCGAGTACAATCAACGATGGTGGTTTAACTGTAAAAAGTAACATTGGATATAAAGAAGTAATTAAGAAATTAGCTACAAGTTCTTTAGTATCACCAGCCACTTGTGATTTTGATCCAACATCAACTATCACTTTAACTGAACAAATCCTACAGCCAAATGAGCTACAGGTTAACTTACAACTTTGTAAAAAAGATTTCGTTAACGATTGGGAATCTCAATCTATGGGATTTGGTTTAGGTCAATCTTTACCACCTAAATTTTCTGATTTCTTAATTGCTCACGTTGCTGCTGAAGTTGCACAATCTACAGAATTAAATATCTGGCAAGGTGATACTGCTGCAGTTTCAAATAATTCATTTGATGGATTTGAAAAAATCATAGCTGCATCGGCTGCTGCTGGAGATATTCCTGCTGCACAACAAATTGCTGCTGTTGGTGGTGGCGTTGATTCCGCAAATGTAATTACGGAATTACAAAAAGTAGTTTCTGGAATTCCAAATTCACTTTATGGAAAAGAAGGATTAAGAATATATGTACCTAGCTCAATAGCTAAGTTTTACGTTCAAGCACTTGGTGGATTCTCTGTTGCTGCTACTTCAAATGCTGGGGTTGACAACAAAGGAACACAATGGTGGAACAATGGTTCACTAACTGTTGATGGTGTTCAAATATTTGTTTGTCCTGGAATGAGCGACAATAAAATGTATGCTGCTGAAGTTTCTAACCTTTACTTTGGAACTGGTTTATTAAACAACAACCAAGAAGTAAGAGTTCTTGATATGATTGACCTTGATGGATCTGACAATGTAAGAATGATTATGAGATTTACTTCAGGTGTACAATTCGGAATTGCTTCTGATATTGTAGAATACGCTTAATACTAATTAGACAACTAAGAGTATTAAGTTAAGTTAACAGCTTGATACTCAAGGTTTTAACATAAAAAATTTAAATGATATGGCTTGTTTATTAACTATTGGAAGAAGTATCCCTTGTAAAAGTGCATTTGGTGGGATTAAAGCAGCATACTTTGCTGACTTTGGTGCTATAACTGCTGTTACAGTTGATGCAACTACAAAACAAGTAACTGCCTTAACAGGTTCACCTACTTGGTATAAATTTGACGTAAAAGGTAATTCATCACTTGAAACTACTGTAACAAGTTCAAGAGAAAATGGAACTACTTTTTATACTCAAACACTAAACTTAACACTAACATATTTAGAAGCTAAAACACAAGCTGAATTACAGCTAATTGCTACAGCTCGACCTTATGTTGTTGTTGAAGATTATTATGGAAATCAATTCCTTTGTGGTTTTGAAAACGGTATGGAATGTACTGGTGGAACTACTGTAACAGGTGCTGCTGCTGGAGATTTATCTGGATTCACACTTACAATGGAAGGATTAGAAGAACTTGCACCTTATTTCTTAGATGCTGGTTTAGTTACTGCTGCTGCTGGACAAATTGATCCAACTGCATAATATTAAATTATATTAAAAATTAAGGCATCCTTTTAGGGTGCTTTTTTTTTGCAATATTGTTTGTACAAAATAACTTATTTATTACGTTATATAGATAATGATTGTTTTTAACACTTCGGCTACTGCACAAACTTTTAAAATTATACCTAGAACTTACGGTGCTGAGTTTACTATGTCTATTACTGATGATAGTACTAATATCACAGTATATTATGATATAACTAATGCAATAACTGATGTAAATTATCTAACATTTAATCAAGCTTTTAATCCTATCTTAGTTGAAGGGCATTTTTATGATATTAGATTGTATTCTGATTATAACTATTGGAACACAAACTATCAATTATGGGAAAATGATAACATCTTTTGGAATATAGATAGAACAACAGATGCAACTTTATTTAGGGATAGGGTTTTCTGTACTGATCAATCTATTGACCAAATAGAAGATGAATATTATGACTTAAATTTAGGTGTTTATAAAACGTTTAATGCAACTAATGACAATCAATACAAAGTATTTTAAAAATGAAAAAAAATATTAAAAGAGATAATCAAGGTAGGTTTTCTAAAAAAACATCACAATATAGTTTTGTTAATTTAGCAACTTATACTTCACCAGAAGTTATTGAAGTTAAAAATCAGGAATGGGTAAAATATGGAATTAATAATAACTATTTTCAGTTCTTAATTGACCGTTATAATGGTTCACCTACTAACAATGCTTGTGTAAATGGTATATCTCAGCAAATATATGGTAAAGGGTTAAACGCTACAGACGCTAACAGAAAGCCAGATCAATATGCACAGATGATTACTTTACTAACAAAGGATGTGGTAAGAAAAGTGTGTTATGATTTAAAGTTAATGGGACAAGCTGCAATACAAGTTATCTATTCTAAGGATAGAAAAAAAATAACTTTATGTGAACACTTTCCTATTGAAACTTTAAGAGCTGAAAAAGCTAATGAAGATGGAGATATTACTGGTTACTACTATTGGAATGATTGGACAACTATAAAACCTTCTGATAAGCCACTTAGAATACCTGCATTTGGAACAAGTAATGAATCTATTGAAATGTATTATATTAAACCTTACAAAGCTGGGTTTTATTACTACTCGCCAGTAGATTATCAAGGTGGTATTCAATATTGTGAGCTTGAAGAAGAAATAAGCAACTATCATTTAAACAACATAATGAATGGTTTGGCTCCAGGGATGTTTATATCGTTCAATAATGGGGTACCTAACCAAGAAGAAAGGGAGTTAATCGAAGCAAGAATAGCCAACAAATTTAGTGGTTCAAGTAATGCTGGTAAATTCATTCTAGCATTCAATGATAACAAAGAACAAGAATCAACTATCACACCAGTTCAATTAAGTGATGCACATCAACAGTATGAATTTTTAAGTTCTGAATCACAAAGTAAAATATTAGTAGCACACAGGGTAGTTTCACCAATGTTACTTGGAATAAAAGATTCAACAGGATTAGGAAACAATGCAGATGAAATTAAAACAGCTTCTTTGTTAATGGATAACACAGTTATACGACCATTTCAAGAGCTTTTAATAGATGCTTTTGATCAACTACTAGCTTACAACGATATAAGTTTAAACCTATACTTTACGACCTTACAACCACTTGAATTTACTGAAGTTAATACAGACATACAAGACAAAGAAGATATTGAAGAAGAAACAGGTTATGAATTTAATAAAGTAGAATTAAAACCATATCCTTGGGAACAATGTATCAAAGAGCAAACCGCAAAATACGGTGCTGTTGCAGCTCCTAAAATTTGTGGATGGATTAAATCTAATATGACTGAAATAAATCTTAAAGAAATTGATGGTTTTCCAGCATTTGAATCAAAAGAAAAAGCTGAAGGTATGGCTGAAGCTATGGGATGTTCAGGATCACACGAACACGAAGAAGAAGGGAAGATATGGTATATGCCTTGCGAATCTCACGATAAAATAGATTTAGCTGAAGAAGAAATAAATCAATTAGCAGTTCAATTAAGTGAATTTGGAGTTGATGAAGAAAGTTTAATGAATGATTATGAATTAATTGATGTGTCTGAAGTTGATTATGATAATGATGAATCATATGATAAAAAAATTGAAGAACTAAACACACCAGCACAATCTACATTAAGCAAAATAATAAATTTAGTAAGAACTGGTAAAGCATATCCTAAAAGGGGATCTGAACAAGATGGAGTAACTAAGCAAACAGGATTACAAAGATTTTTAGTAAGGTATCAGTACGCACCATTAAGTTTTGATAGTGATGGCAGGAAGTTTTGTAAGGCAATGGTAAGAGCTAAAAAGATATATCGTAAAGAAGATATTGAAAAAATGGGTAAACAACAAGTAAATCCTGGCTTTGGAGTTAAAGGAGCTTCAACTTATTCTATTTGGTTATATAAAGGTGGCGCAAGATGTCAACACAAATGGTTTAGAAAAACATATATGTTAACATTAGATGGAGATAAATCTTTAGTAACTACTACAAAAGCAAAATCAAAAGGTTTCAAGTTTCCAGTAAATGACAAGCTTGTTCCAGTAGCTCCAAAAGATATGAAGTTTGATGGATTCACTAAAGCATATTGGGATAAAATGGGATTTGGTAAAAAGAAAAAAGATTAAATTATGGCACAACCTTTATTTATAAACAGAACAGATTTAGTTCGCAATTCTATAATTGATGGAAATGTGGACACAAACAAATTTATATATTTTATTAAACTATCTCAAACCATACATATCCAGAATTATCTTGGAACAGAATTATATCAAGAATTTGAAGGAATGATAACAGCAGGAACTTTAACAGAATTACTTAATCCACTTCATTATAATTTAATGATTGATTATATACAACCAATGTTGATTTGGTTTGCTCAAGTTGATTATATTCCATTTGCTGCCTATCAAATTAAAAATGGTGGTGTTTACAAACACACATCAGAAAATAGTCAAAGTGCCACAAAAGAAGAATTAGATTTTTTAGTTGCAAAAGCAAGAGAATATTCAGATTACTATTCACGAAGATTTGTTGATTATATGAATTTCAATCAAGCTTCTTTTCCTAAATATTATTCTAACAGTAACGATGATATTTATCCATCACAAGATGCAACTTTTAATGGTTGGGTATTATGAGATATAAACCAAAAGAAATTAATGTTAAAAAATTATTAATGTTTTTAAAAAAACAACAGAAAAATAAAAAATAAATTATGGCTACTTTATATAATACTAAAATATCAGCTACTTATCCAGGATTAATAAAAACAACTGATAATGCAGCTTTAACTGCTACATTAAAAGAATTAACTGATGGTTCTGGAAACGCATCAGGTTTGTATGCAAATACTGCTGGAGATTTTAAAGTAACTGCTATTTTAGAATGGGGTTCTTTAAAAGATACAGGATCAGGTGTTACTATAACTCAATGGGTAACTTCTGCTGATGGTATAGAAAATTTTAATAACAATACATCAGTACCAACAAGTGCCGCTGTTAAAACGTATGTAGACGCGGTTGTAACTGCTTCTGACCTTGACTTCTTAGGAGATACTGGTTTTGGTGCTGTTGATTTAGATTCACAAGATTTTTCTATTGAAGGAACTTTAAAACAAATAACAACTTTAGCATCAAATCAAACTATAAAATTATCATTACCAAATAATGTAGAGATTTCAGGAGTTTTTGAGGGAACAACTTTTGTTGGAGATTTAAACGGAACTATTAATACAGATACAACAGCAGTAACTCAAACAGCAGGAGATAATTCAACTAAGGTAGCCACAACAGCATACGTTGATACTTTAGATGCTGCAAGTGATTTAGATTTTACTGGAGATAGTGGAACAGGAGATGTAAATTTAAATACGCAAAGTTTAGCTATAACGGGAACAACTAACCAAATAGTTACAGCAGCAGTTCATCAAGGATTAAGCTTAAGTTTACCTGCAACAGTTCATAGAGATTTACAAGGAAATGTAACAGGAAATGTTACTGGAGATTTAACTGGAAATGTAACTGCTACTTCTGTTCTTGCTTCAGGGGTAACTGCTACCACTCAAACTGCAGGAGATAATAGTACTAAAATTGCAACAACTGCTTATGTAGATGTTTTAGACGCAGCTTCAGATTTAGACATAACAGGAGATTCAGGAACTGGAGATGTTAACCTTAACACACAAACACTAAATATCTTAGGTACTGCAAAAGAAATAACAACTG